TCAGAACAACGGGTTGCGAGCAAATTCTACGAAAGCAACGCAGGCGCATCAAACCCATACATGCGCCAATTCCTCGAAATCCTAAAAGGTATCACCTCAATCGCAGGAGCCAGAAAATGAACGTATTCCTCCGCACCGAATACAACTACGACATGAACAAAGAGTCTGACCTTAGCGGGTTCGATTGGCCCGACGACAACCCAGCACAACAACAATTCAAAGCAGAAACCGACATCAACGAAATCGTGCGCCGCTTCGGACTGACCGGGACACTGCCCGCAGACTACAGACCACCACAGAGCGGAGACTTCACAGACGTCATGGACTTTCAAACAGCCATGAACGCAGTGCGCGAAGCACAAGAGAACTTCATGCTCATGCCGCCCGAGCTGCGCGCACGCTTCAACAACGACCCGCAACGCCTGATGGCTTTCCTGGACGACGACAGCAACAGAGACGAAGCCAAAAAACTTGGCTTGATGGCAACACCCAAAGAACAAACACGCGACGGACACACGCTCCCACTACGCGTAGTGATAGACTCGCCAACGCCGACTCCCGGCGCAACCAAGGAATGACACATGGCAATCTGGAACATCGTTTCAATCCACGATCAAGCAATCAACGCCTACATGCGGCCATGGGCCGTACCACACACCGGCGCAGCACTGCGCAACTTCGGAGACGAAGTGAACAGCAAGGAACCCAACGACCTAAACAAACACCCAAGCGATTACACGCTTTGGGACATGGCGTACTACAACGACGCAACAGGAGAAATCACACAAGCCGACGGCCAACCGCGAATGATGGCGCGGGCCGTGGACTACAAGGAGAAAACATGACACGCGGAGTAATGACCATCATCCGCGAGATCAAAGCAATCAAAGCCGAGAAACTACTCGCCCCACACTACAAAGCACACATGCTGAAAGGACTCGAACAAGAACTAGAAGAAGCACAGCTTCAAATACCACTGGAACTACCAGTGGAAACAAAGGTGCCCCCAGCCAAAAAGGGCTAAGGATCACCTGGAACAGTTAACGACAAGGAATGAACTGTTCCAACCAAAAAAACGGCCCAGCAATGGGCCGTAATCACGTCCTATCGGACGATCCAGGCCCCAGCGGAGCAACCGGCCAAGGAACAGGCTTCGCCCCCGGCGGGACCCCCCAACAGCCAATACAACAGCCGCTGACCAGGAGTAAGCTACGCACGCTGCGCAAAGACTGGCGCGGCACTATTGGCAACCAACGAAAGGAAACACCAAATGGCTTACCGCAACGCAGTAAACAAACACAAGAGCGCCAAACAATTCAGGCGCAACACACAAAAGACCAAGGCGGCCAACATGAAAGGCGCGCCAATGAGGGGCGGAATCCGACTCTGATGAAATGCTACGCCCCAATACGGGCGTACAAAACGCCCAACGGCATCGTATTCTCAGAACTACGCAGACATGGCGACATACAAGCCCAACTCGACATACCGTGCGGCCAATGCATCGGATGCAGAGAAAGAAGAGCGTCAGACTGGGAATTACGAATCATGCACGAGGCGCAACAATGGAAGGAAAACTGCTTTATCACGCTCACATACAAGCGTGACGCACTACCTAGGAATGGGAGTCTGGACTACAAAGACCTCCAACTATTCATGAAACGCCTCTACAAACACAACGGAGGCATACGCTACTACGCAATAGGAGAATACGGACCAGAAACAAACAGACCACACTATCACGCCTGCCTGTTCGGGAAAGACTTCCACGACAGAATCCCGGCAGGCAAAAGCGAATCGGGCGAAACACACTACAGCTCGGCGGAACTACGCGAACTTTGGCAAGACAAGGGAAACGTGAGCGTACAAGACCTCAACAACCAGACCGCCAGCTACTGCGCCCGATACATCATGACCAAAAAACTAGGCTACAACAGCCAATACCTAGGAATACACGAAGACGGCACAACAGTAACCCTAGAACCACCCAAGGCCATCATGAGCCTTAAACCGGGGATCGGCGCTACATTCTTCGACAAATACAAGCGGGACATATACCCGCACGACTACGTCATAAGCCGAGGCACCAAACGCCGACCCCCCAAGTACTACGACAAACTACTAGAAAGGACCGCACCGGACACACACAGCCAGATACAAAACGAAAGAGAGATAAAAGCCGCCAATGTCCGAAACGAAAACACACCCCAACGATTGACCGCCCAGGAGCAATTCCATGTGGCGCGGATCAAAAACAAGCAACTACGGAAATCAAACTAGGAGTCCAAATGTACAAAAACCAATCGGTGAACGTCCACCAATTCGCAATGGTCCCGCGGGCTGATATCCCACGTTCAGCCTTCAACATACAAACGACCCACAAAACGACCTTCGACGCCGGATACCTAATCCCCGTCCTGGTAGAAGAAGTACTGCCAGGGGACACGTTCACACTCAACATGACGGCGTTTGCACGCCTATCAACACCGCTATTCCCAGTAATGGATAACCTCCACCTGGACAGCTTCTTCTTCTTCGTGCCAAACCGCCTGGTCTGGGATAACTGGGTGAAGTTCATGGGCGAACAAAACAGCCCAGGCGACTCAATAGCCTACGTGATGCCGCAGCAAGTGTGCCCACCGGGTGGCTACGCAGTAAACAGCCTGCAAGACTACATGGGCCTGCCCACTGTCGGCCAGGTCACAGCCGGCCAGACGGTCACACACTCAGCACTGCCACTACGCGCATACAACCTGATATACAACGATTGGTTCAGGGATGAAAACCTACAAAGCGCCAGCGTAGAAGACAAAGGGGACGGCCCGGACACAGTAAGCAACTACGTACTGCTGCGAAGAGGCAAACGCCACGACTACTTCACATCGTGCCTGCCATGGCCCCAAAAAGGCGGAACGTCAGTAACCGTGCCCATCGGAACAACAGCCCCAATCAAATCAGACGGCACGCAAATACAAATGCGAAGCGGCGGGGGCGTAATGCAACCCATGGGAATGGCAGGACCCCTAAATTCCCCGCTCGCCAACCAACTAGCCGGCACAGGCGGCAACGTCACATGGGGACCATCCGGCCAGGCCACAACCGGCCTATATGCCGACCTCAGCTCGGCAACGGCGGCAACAATTAACCAGCTCCGCCAGAGCTTCCAAATTCAACGACTACTCGAAAGAGACGCACGCGGAGGAACGCGATATACAGAACTCCTGAGAGCGCACTTTGGGGTGGTATCACCAGACGCACGACTGCAACGCCCCGAATACCTCGGCGGCGGATCCACACCCATCATCGTGCAGCCAGTCGCACAGACAAGCGGAACCAGCATAACAGGAAGCACCACACCGCTCGGCCAGCTCGGCGGAGTGGGAACAGCACTGACCAGGAAGCACGGATTCACCCAGAGCTTCACAGAACACGGCCACATCATCGGCCTGGTGCAAGTAAGAGCAGACCTGACATACCAGCAGGGACTGCGCAAAATGTGGAGCCGAAATACCCGATATGACTTCTACTTTCCAGCATTCGCAATGCTGGGAGAACAGGCAGTACTACAACAAGAAATCTACTGCACCGGCACAGACGCCGCCGACAACACAGTATTCGGGTACCAAGAGCGCTGGGCAGAGTACAGATACTCGCCGAGCAAAGTAACCGGGCTTTTCAGAAGCACAAGCGCGGGAACAATCGACCCATGGCACCTGGCGCAGAAATTCCTGAGCGCACCAGTACTCAACACCTATTTCATTCAAGACACACCGCCGCTAGACCGCGTGCTGGCCGTAGGGGCAGCCGCCAACGGGAAGCAAATCATATTCGATAGCTTCTTCGATATCAAAGCAGCCAGGCCAATGCCGCTGTACAGCGTGCCTGGAATGATTGACCACTTCTAACAGGAGAAACAAAATGGCATGGCCTTATGTACTAGCAGCGGCGGGAACCGCGCTCATGAGTTACCTCGGGCAGAAAAACACCAACGACGACAATATAGCCCTAGGCCGGGAACAAATGGACTTCCAAGAAAGAATGTCCAGCACATCCTACCAACGAGCAGTACAAGACATGCAAGCAGCCGGGCTAAACCCAATGCTGGCCTACAGCCAGGGAGGAGCCAGCACACCAGCTGGAGCAATGCCCAGGGTAGAGAACGCCGTAGGCCACGGAGTAACCAGCGCAATGCAGGGAATGCAAACCGCAATGGCAGCGCAGCAAATGAAGGCGCAGACCGAGCAA